GGATTCCGTGTTTTTTTTTTTTTTTTTTTTTATAAACACACTAATAACACGTAATCCAAGTACATGCTCACAAATACGGAAAATACATCTCGGTTTTGGAAAACCTCGAATCCGGTGGTATTGAACCACTAACTTACGTTTAAGTTATCAATGCGACAGAAAGAAACTAGTTTTCTGTGGATCTAAAAATAACGATCCAACTATCTAGGTTTCTTGCCTGATTTAAAGGAATTATCGGGTTGGACCATTCCTTTAGTCATTTTCTTGAGCCTGTTGACTCTTTTCTTTGTTGCGCCCTTCTGGGGGGGTCGATAAAACCCCACCGGACGGGCTCCGCCGTTGCTTGTGCGTACAACATCATTCCTATGAACGACCATTTCTCTCCGCTCACCTGTTATTGTGTTAGTCACATCAATAACGCGAGGGTGTTGTTTTGGAAGAAGAGCCAACTGATTTGACACCTGGGGAACCATCTTAGAAACAAAGTTCGCGCCCATGCCTATTGTTTTGGCAGCCGGATGAGGAATCAATGACGAAACCGCTCCTATTATATTGGCAATGCCAGCTATCCAATCTCCCGCTGCGTTGTCTTTGACCATAACGGCCACTGGCAACTCCCTAGCCACATCCGAATAAACGGTTAGTGCCCTATCATCATAGGGAGGGGATGGATAACACAACCTTCTAATAGCTGATGTTTTATTAGGAAAACGCTCTAGAAAATAAATTAAATTGATAGTCAAGGATGCCGACGGATGCAATCCACTAAAGAAAGCACCGCACATAGACCATGGGCTTTGAACACCCGTTGTCGTGCAAACCGTCAACTTCGCCACTCCTATTGACTGAATCACAGGGGCAAAAGTAACGTTGGTAGGCATTAAGGGTTGCAAAGCGAGAGCATCATTGGTGTCAGTTGTTAAAACTGGAACAATATAACACCCCTCTTTCGCTTCCCACTGCACTGAACCCATCATATCAATGGCTTCTGCAGATGTCGATGGCGGAGTAGCCAAAGTCAACTGTCTACTAGAAGTTGTCTGACAAGCTGTCAAACCATTATCATTACTAACATTAGTGACAGAGATAGTCGCAGGGGGCTGATCTAGTCTCCAACAAACAACGTTTCCTTGTTTATACAACTCGGCCGTTGTGTCGTGGACTTCAAAACCCATACCTATCACTCGACACTCCTCGTTTGCATACAGAGCTGAGTCTATCGATAGGTTGCCCTTTGTCGTTGTGGCCTGCAATGGTACCGCCGCATCAGCGGTTCGGTACACCAAACCTCCACGAGCATAAGGTGTCACTCCTTGCCCACTGGCAAACCAAGTATTGGTGCTAGTGGTGGTTGTGAATAAATCAACATCAGTCAAGAGTTGGTCAAGAAATATACTCGCGTCCCAATTAGCGACGCCCGGAGCTGCCAGAACTATACTCTGCTTGACGACCTCTACAACCGAAGGATCCATATTTTTATCGGGATAACCCGGATGTGGTCTGACCATATCCTTAAAAGGATCTAGCGCGTGGTCTAACCAAAACAAGCCACTTTGCGAAACACCTAAGCGTTCACAAGCTTGTTGAATTTTAATCTCTGCTTTAGCGGCTTTGTTACTCATCACAATACAAAATTTTGTACCACCTCCAACCATAAATCGTTGCAATGTGATTGAAACCCCTCCATGCCAATGCACCAACTAAGGGCATCATCATAAGTAGGAACGTTAGCCTGCAAGCCATTCTTCATCAGTCGCACCGCCACTGTGCTTGTCGAACGAACAATTACTTGCAGTAAAGCTTGTCTAAATAAATCATACACTTCCGGCCCATGTCCAACCGTCATCAACATCAAAGACATCATCTTTGATATCTCTGTGTCTATATCCTCTTTATCGGATACAGTGTGTGCAAAAGAAAAAGCCAATCTAGGCAGTTTATATTTTGGTAAAATACGACCTGAACTGTCCGTTGTTAACTGAAAACCCAAGAAGGACATGCCTTCCAAGCTATGAGTTATACAAAGAGGATCAAGTTCATAACCATACAAAGCAAAAGTGTTGGTAAACAACTCCCGCATGAATTCATCAGTGAAAGGGAAATTATACCCTCCTAGAACATCATCTCTAAAAATAAGACACCCCGATTTAGATAATATCTCCTTCTTGCTGAGACCAGCCCGAAGGAACCCATGGACAACAATAATACACATACCAATGATATTATCCGTAGTCGTAGTACCCGACCCGGAATTATTACCCCAGTATTTAAGAATTATGTCACCATTTGGAAGAACTAAGACCGTTCGGATTTTATTCCTAACGACCCAATCTAAATATTTATCTGGCACTGCGAAGGCGCTTTTAATATCAGATATGTCATCTAAGTGTGGCATCACCCTATCATACCCCTTAACATCCCACTCCCAAAACCTTTTATATTTCGAGAGAGTCTGCCAAAGATTACCGGTTCCTCCATCATATGGATTGAAACCGTAGGCGCTCCACCAAGCTAACTTCATACCTTTATTTTGGTTACCAAATATCTTCTTATCGTGCCACAATAAGTTGAACGGCTCTATTATAAACGTGCGTTGTTTCCACTCGTTCACATAAAGATTGGTCTCCTTAATCTCATTTTTACCTGAGACTTTCCAAATTGGGACTTCGTTAAGGTCCTGATTGGCATATTCCGCCAAAACACCAGCATAC